TTATTGCCATTTAAAATTCATCCACTAGTTCAATTAATTGTGTCATACGATTCGCGATAAAATAATTCAAAAGACCAGAACGATCGCCCTCTTTCTGCATCTCATAATTATCTATAATACTTTCCTTGATGTCCTCAGGAATGCGCGATAGGTCAACCAGTTCACGGTTGCGCTGGTAGTTCCGCCACATTTCGTCGCTGTTGATAAAGTCTTCAGGTTTCTGCGTCTTCCAGAGTGCAAGTGCTTCCTTGCGAATAGGACGCTGACGGTCGCCATTAACAAAGGTGTCGTCACCAGAAAGAATATTGGGGACACCATCGCCCTTATCGCCCATGATAATATGTTCCATGAGAACTGCATCAGGAGTTTCAGTCAACTTAATAAACTTTTTCTGAACAGGAGCATACTGCTTAACGTTGCTCCACTTCTGCAACTGATTGAAGTCATGGTCACCAGAGAGAACAAGGAAAGGTTCAGCGCTGGGTATGAGACCATCGGTATTCATGGTCTGACTATACTCAGCGAGCACTGCGATGACATCATCTGCCTCTGCACCATCAACATCGATTACAGCATATGGAAAGTGTTCAGCAAGTTCAGCACGAACAAGATGCAGTGCCTCGAAGATAGAGTTCCAATCGAATCCACTATCAGCACGAGACTTCTTACGGTTTGCCTTGTAGTTCGGGAAGTACTCACGACGCCAATAATGGCGATTGTCACATGCGATAACCATTTCGCCAAACTCAGGACCGAACTTCTTACGATATGACCGAAGTGCATTTATAATCATGTGCCGAACTAGAGGAACATTTATCTCAACGTCTCGACGACCTCCCAAATTTACCATTAGACTGCTAATTGCAGTCTGATTATAATCTACAACAATCACGTTTCTTCATCCCCATTATTTAAAGTCGTATCAAGAGCATTACGAATATCAGTTAGCATAACTGTTTCCGGAGTATCCATCCCACGTTGGCGCAAGAACATGCCGTATACCAAAACAGAAACCACTGCTGCATCAGCATAGAAACTTTCATGGTGTGTAATACCAAACTTCTCAGTGCACACCTTGGTAATTCCTGCCATAACTGCTTTACCAGCACGCTCGGCGTCTTGATAAGAACTGTACTCATCAATCCCCCCCAGGAAGTATGATAGAGATTCCTTGTCTGGATTTGGATCCTCTGCTTTCTTCTTAGGATTAAGAAATGTCACGTTATCATTATCGCTCATCAAAACACTTTCAAAATTAAGGTAGTCGGAGTTAGTCGTGCACGCACAGGAGAAGACTTACTTCTAACGGCTGAGTACCATTTAGTCAAGCCATTTTTCGCAAGACTAACAAATTCTTTTACTTGAGTCTCTGGTTTACGCAGCAGTCGGGAGTTGGAGAAGTTCTCATCAAATCCTACAAGACTTGCACCCCTAACTGTAATGCTTCCGCTGACTGGACTGAAGTATTTAGAGATCTTTCGTGTCTTGGTGTCAAACGTCCACACTTCACTGCAGTTTAGTAGATTGATAGGTTCGACGCTGGTGACACCAAGTGCAGTATCTTCCACGAGGAACTTTAGGTTCTGGACCAATTTGGTCTTATCCTTTGGTTTCTTCTTACGAACCTTGGCAACCTGCTTGCTGACATATGACTTCTTGAGATCGTTGACATATGATTCGAGTAACTTAACGATATCCTTGACAATCTTCATACCCGTCAGATGTGCATAACTATCGAGCAACTGCGACTGCATATCAGTTAGGTTTGCTTTGGGTGTCCGACGAATCTCTACCAATTCAGCAAACTCAGCAAGGATAGGTTGAATCTTTTCTACGCAGTCAAGGTAATGTCTATCTGTCATACGATATGGCATAAGAATCTGCGGCATGTTCTTTACATCTTCGCCGATGACAAGATTCTCAATCTCATCATTAACATCAGATATAATGAAGTGACCTGCAATCAACGGTTTCTTAGCAACCTTGACTACAGGTTCAGGAGAAGCATCATCCTCTTCGAGTTTGATACGCTTATTGACAGTTTCCTCAACCTTCTCCCAAATACGAGACTTATCTCTTTCGTTGAGAGGGAACCCACGCATAGCAATACGAGCAGAATTGGCATAGGTGCGTGGAAGCAACTTGTCAGGAACTTTACTAAGAGTCTTCAGTTTATCCTTATCTTCCTTGAACCAGTCAACGAGAAACGCACGACAATCTTTCTGGTCAACAATAAAGTTATACCAACTCAATGCATTACCATATTCAGACTGGTAATTCGTGGGTTCATAATCGTCAACCCAGATTGGTTCTACGCCCATAATCTTAGAATCAGCAATCGGAACTTTCAACTTATACATCTGTTCGCCCTATTCAATTTATAAGTTACTATACCTCGTTTCCGTGGAAAAGTCAAGCTATAAATTTCACATTTGTAATTGAATCATATCTAAACGAGCGCCAACCTGCATTTTCCGTGTCCCAAACAGGCAGAGCATCGGGATTAATCACCTTACTTTCGGCCTTAGCAGTAGTTTTCTTTGGCACTACAGTTTCCTGTAGAGTGCATCGAATAACTCGAACATCCCCATTACGTTTTGTAAACGTCACTTCAGCGTCCATCTTCTTGAGGTTCTTTACGAGCATTTCACGGTCGATTTCCATAATCACATTCTCCTAATATTGGTTTTATCAATTTCAACTTTACCATCTCTCCAAGATTTTCTGGGAGGATCTGGTGCGGGTATATCGTGGGTAGACATATGTTTTTCCATAGTGAAGAAGTCTGTTGGATTTTCTACCACCACTTCGGGTTTCTTCATCGGTTTATGTTTCTTAACAACCTTCTTCGATGCTCCTGTTGTTGGAGTTGGATCAACCTCAGCAGCAACAAATTCTACTATACCCGTTTCTTCTTTCTTTGTCAAGCTTAAAATCGAAATATTTGCTGCAATAACCAAAAGAATTGCCAGAGGGTCGAATACGAAGATAAGAACAATAATCATCAGACGCACTGCTTTATCGATAGTAGCAGTATCGCCACTACCGTAGAACAGTTCTGCGATATATTTTATCGGACCTACTTCTGCTTCGAGTTTGAGGTTTTCTGTTTTGAGCGGTATGAGATCAGTCTCAATAGTCTCAATGTCTGCAGTCGCACTCTTAATTTCATTATCGAGGGACGCACGTTCTCTTTTCTGTCTGTTTCTAATAAAATTAGCATCGAGCACATCCTCTGCAGTAGTGAGTCTGTCCAGAGTATCCAACGATGTTTGTGCATTTTTCAGTCTCCTTTCGGCAGATGCTTTCTTGCTCTCGAGTTGTTCTATTTTAAATACTGCTGAACCACCAACAGTAGTATGTTCAATATGTGCTCCACTGAGATAACCAAATACCCCAATACTTGTGATGAATGATAGCACCACAATTGCGATTGTAAAGTATGTCTTCAACAGTTTGTTAGCAGTTTTCCAATTCCGATACACCCAACTCGCAGTGACGAGTTTAGCAAATTCTAAAGATCCACCCATAGCTGCAACAGCAATAGGAGATGCAGGGAAAATCGCCATCAAACCTAATATCGAAAAGTAACCAGCAACTGATGTAATCGCCAGCGCCGCCAACATTAATAGTGCTATGAATAGCATCCAGGTCTCCAATCAGGTAATTTTAATTCTTTCAAGTGATCAAGTCTCAGACGCACATTCCACATTTGATTGATGCATCTGTCGTCGAGTCTATGCTCCCATTGCAGGATATGCTCAACTGCCTTGGCATGCGATTTGCTGTCGTATTCAGCGACAACTTCTTTGCGCATTTCGCCTTCATAGTTAGTCACATAAGAGGAACTTCCGAAATATGATTCGAATAGTTTCTCAGTTTTACATGAATACCCAATATAAAATTTGCCGTCGTCGAAGTAAGTGCAATACACTCTGTGCACCTTCTTCGCCAACGGCTTACGTTTTTTTCTAATTACCATAATCTACTCCGTAAGTAGACTATTTATTCGCTTTCTTGATCGGTGTCAAAGTCATATTCTTCTTGATCGATTCCCTCGCCGCAGAAAGGACAGTGTAATACTCTATAATATCTGCCATCCATATCGTGGTCTACAGAAAATAGAGCATTACAACTGTTGCATTCATATTCCTCGTCCATGACGATCAAATATCTTCTAATACAGATTCATAAGTTATATTATTTTCTTGACAATACTGAATATATCCTGGAACGACATTTGTCTCGACCCTTGCCACCCACTCTTGATACGTTTGTTCGTCTGCGAATGTCAATGTTATAATGTTCTTATATCCCTGTGCAGCAAAGTATCCAGATTGTTCGATTTTATCTTGATTTTCCTGGATATACTGATTCATTGTATTTTCTTCTAATCTAGATGGTACTTGCCAATACCATAGAGTGTTCAAATCATCTCTAGTATATGTGATTGTTAATCTCTTAACCATATTAGATCCTTTTCTTGGTTAATTTTACGCAGCAATTCCCCAGACGTCATCCCATTTACCTGAGAGTGCACCCTTTGCATAGTCGGTAGCACGATTCTCAAAGAAGTTGGTATGCGTTGGAGCATTGATCATTTCCTCAACCCATGGAAGAGGATTTTTCTTGACCTTAAAGATACCCTTTAGACCAAGACTGATAAGTCGACGATCACAGATATAACGGATATATTTCTTGACATCAGCAGATGTAAGATCTTGCATCTCACCCATCTCGAATGACAAATCAATAAACTTGTCTTCTAGTTCTACCATTTTCTCGGCGATAGTATAGATACTGGATTTTAGTTCGTCGTTCCAGAGTTCTCTGTTCTCTTCAACATAAGTACGGAACAACTTAATCATCGACTCGGCATGCATTGTTTCATCAACGATTGACCAAGTAACGATCTGTCCCATACCCTTCATCTTTCCGTGACGAGGGAAGTTGAGGAGCATAATGAAGGATGAGAACAGTTGCATACCCTCAGTGAATGCACTAAATGCAGCGATATTGGTC